TCATCCACACCTTTATTATCCCCATACTGATTAACTTTAACACCAACATGTCCAGCATCAATTCTCTCACATGAATTAAATAATACTACCAATAGGATAAATCCTAACACACCTGCACTAATTGCTTTTATCATTTTTTTAATTTTTAATTGTTTTTGTAATCTTAATTCTTCTCTTTCTTTTTCTTGACGAGCATAACGGTCCTCAAAACTTTCATTATAGATTGCCATATTATTTGTTTTTTATTTTTTTTCTTGTTTTTACAAATTTCTCTTCTGTTTTAACATCTGAAAATTGCTTTGGGTTTCGTTTCTTTTTAATCACCTCTTCTTTTGGTATATAATCTAGTTCAGTTTCTCCTGGTTCTAAATGCTCTGAATTAAAAAGGTTTTCAACTTTTAGTAGGTGAAAAAGTAAGACAAATACGAATACTGCAATTAAAAATGATAATACATTAAAAAATGTATTTGCGGTGGTTAGTCCTGGGTAGATGATATATTCGAATATTGCAACAACACCTATACCGCTAACAATAGGGATAACAATTTTCTTGTCGAATACTTTCTTTAATAGTTCTTTCATATGACTAATATAATAAAAGAAAGTTGTAAAAAAAAATAAGGGCTACTAGAGCCCTTAAATTTATTTAACAGTTGTTACAGAATCTTTTCCAATTTCTGCTGTTGTTGAATCTGTTGCAGATACTGCTGTAGAATCTAGATTAACCGACGTAGAGTCGGTTGTTTCAGTTGTGGTTGACCCTGAACCACATGCCGTTAATGCTAACATAGCACCAATAGCTAAAATCATTGTATATTTTTTCATAACAGTAAATATATGTAATTAATATCATAAAACAAAATAGAAATAAAAAACCCCAACTGGATGTCGGGGTTTAAGGTCGTTGCGTGGGTTCAACCCCACTATTAAAAAAACGAAAAGGTAATCGACAAAGAGTACCTCGAGAATATAAATATATAAAAAAACAGAAAAAGTCCACTTTTTTTTATTAATTTCAAGAAAAAAGTTTATTTTTGTGTTCTAAAAATAATAAAAATGGAAAATCTGGTAAATATCGAGCGTCTAAGTGATTTATTATCAATACCTTCGGTAACATATGACGAATGGGACATGGTTGAGTACCTATCAGAGTATTTTGATAAAAAGGGTTATGAGTATGGTGTGGATTCATATGGTAACATTTTTGTTACCAAGGGGACCGATGTAATAAAACCGTTGATTTGTGCTCACATAGACACCGTCCATAAAAAAACAAAAATCAACATAAAAGAAGAATGGTTACCTAGATTAAGTTGTTATGGTCAAGTATACCCATACGATGAAAACGTTTTATGTTTAAAGGGTTATGATGATAATGGTGAAGAAACTGGTTGTGGTGGTGATGATAAGTGTGGTGTATATGTTTGTTTAGAAATATTGGATCGTGTTGATAATATCAAACTAGCGTTCTTTGTTTCAGAAGAAACAGGTTGTATTGGTTCTAGTAATTGTGAACCAGAGTTTTTTGAAAATACAAAGTTCGTATTATCCTACGATGCTCCTGGAAATCAATTGGTTACCGAAATTTGTAACGGTGTTAGAATATTTGATAGGGAAAGTGATTTCTTTAAAGTTGTTTCAAAAACATTTGAGGAGATTGATTATAAACCATTATATGGTAGTCATCCCTACACAGACATTTATATGATGAAAAAACGATTTGATATTGATGGGGTAAATTTATCTTGTGGATATTATAATATGCACAGAAAATCAGAATATGTCTGTGTCGACGACGTTGCTAAAGCCATCGACACAGGGCTTAAATTACTCACTAACCTTTCCAACAACTAATTTAAGAATTAGTTTATCTTCTTTGAATATTATTTTGTAATTTTTATTCTCTTTAATGGTGCCTTTTAATATTTCATCACTAAGGAAATCTTCACATAGTGATTGAATTATTCTTTTGATTGGTCTAGCACCATATTCTTGTTGTTTATTTCTGTTGAAAATTTCATCAATAACAGTTGAATCAAATTTAATTGAATAACTTTTCTCAATTAATCTTTTTGTCAACTTTTCCATTTCTAATGTAATAATTGATTTAAGTGCTGTTTCATCTAACGGATTAAATAAAACAATATCATCAATTCTATTTAGGAATTCTGGGTTAAATTGTTGTTTCAATGATTTTTGAATCATAGTTCTTTTAACCTCATATGATTGTTGTTCGCTAGATGCTGTGGAGAATCCAATTCCAGCGCCAAATTCGGAAACTCTTTTAGCCCCAATATTTGAGGTCATAATAATCAACGTGTTGGTAAAATTTATTTTTCTACCAAAAGAATCTGTAACGTGTCCTTCATCCAATATTTGAAGTAAAATGTTAAACACATCTTTGTGTGCTTTTTCAATTTCATCAAATAGAATCACCGAGAATGGATTGTTTTTAACCTTTTCAGTTAATTGCCCACCCTCATCATAACCAACATATCCTGGAGGCGCACCAACTAATCTTGATACTGTGTGTTTTTCCATAAACTCACTCATATCAATTCTAATAACATTGTCCGCTGAACCAAATATTAATTCAGCCAAAGTTTTGGCTAGATATGTTTTACCCACACCAGTTGATCCCATAAAAATGAATGAACCAATAGGTTTTTGTGTTTCTTTAATCCCAACACGATTTCTTCTAATGGCTTTGGATATACTAGTTAGAGCTTCTGATTGTCCAATAACTTTTTCACCTAATCTTTTTTCAAGGTTAATTAAATTTTCAGTTTCTTTGCGGTCTAATCTAGTAATCGGAACACCGGCCATTGATGTAATCATTTCGTAAACATCATCAATACTAATCGGTATTTTATTATTTTTTTCGTTGTCTGCCCATATTGCTTTTTCGCTATTTAAACGATTAATAACTTTTCTTTCTTCATCTCTTAGTTTTGCGGCCTGCTCATAATTTTGAGTACGAACAACTTCGAGTTTTTTTTCTTTAATAACTTCGGCATCCTTTTTTAATTTCTCAATAATTTCTGGAACCTCAATTACTACTCTTTTTTCCGAACCTAATTCATCTAGAACGTCAATTGCTTTGTCTGGGAATTGTCTATCTGTCATATAACGACCAGCAAGTTTGACCGCAATTTCAATCACACCTTCACCATAAGAAACTCTGTGATAGTCCTCATATGATTGCTTTAGATTTTTTAAAATCTCTATTGTTTCCGTTTCCGTTGGTTCTTTTAAAATGATTTTTTGGAATCTTCTAACCAAAGCACCGTCCTTTTCAATATGTTTTTTAAACTCATCAAAAGTTGTGGCACCAATACATTGAATTTCACCTCTTGCCAATGCTGGCTTTAAGATATTGGCCGCGTCCATAGCACCAGAAGCGTTACCAGCACCAACCATTGTATGTAATTCATCTATAAAAAGAATTACGTTGGGGTTTTCGGCTAATTCGTGTATAATAGCTTTAATCCTTTCTTCAAATTGACCTCGATATTTTGTACCAGCAACTAATGAAGTTAAATCTAAGGAAACCAGTCGTTTATCCAATAAATTGGTTGGACAATTACCTTTAACAATCATTAACGCTAATTTCTCAACAAGTGCAGATTTTCCAACACCCGCATCACCAACAATGACCGCGTTGTTTTTTTTCTTTCTCGAAAGAATTTGTGCAATTCTTTTTACTTCCTTGTCTCTACCAACGACCGGATCTATTTTATTATCCTCGGCTAGTTTGTTTAGATCCCTTGAAAAATTATCAAGAATTGGCGTTGTGGAGGAACTTTTTCTGTTCCTAGGGTTGGTTTTTGGGCCGTCTTCAAAAAAATCTACTGACATATGCTAATTGTTCTTTTAACAAACATAACATATTTCATCGTAAAAAAAAAATAAACGTCAAAATGTCTAAAAAAATGTCTAACCAAGAAGGGACTATTTTCCTAGATTAGGATTTTGTTTTATGGATTTTTATATTTAAATTATAGGAAAAAACATTATGGCTATAATTTCAGAAAGAATTGAAGGTAAAATCATCACTGTTGACATTAATTCAACAAATATAAAATCCGCAAGTTATGATACCGAAAGTCAGGTATTAATAGTTAATTTTAATAATGGAGGTATTTATGAATACCAAAGCGTTCCTTGGGAATTGTTTGCGAAATTTCGTATGTCAGATTCTCAGGGGAAGTATCTTAACCAGCATGTTAAGGGGAAATATTCACATACTAAAATTAAATGAGAAAGAAAACATTAATTGAAGAACTGATTGAGGTTTCAGACCCAGAACTTGATGATAAGATTGTAAAATCGTTTCATAAGAAAACTGAACTATCTTCAGATATTTTTGAGAAAAATGATTATGGTTATACCATGAATAAAGGTGTTAGAGAAAAACTAATGTTAATTTCTGATGCCTTTTTAGATTTTGTGAAGATTAATTTTTTTGTTCATGACGTTGTTTTGACCGGCTCGTTGGCAAATTATAACTGGTCAGAGTTTTCTGACATTGATTTACACATTGTAGTTGATTTCGATGAATTGGGTAAAGATGCTGAAAAAACATCTGATTCATTAAAAGATATTGTAAAAGAATTTTTTGACGCTAAAGAAAGGGTTTGGAACAACAGACACGATATTAAAATTAAAGGTTACGATGTTGAAATCTATGTTCAAGAAATTAATCAGGAGCACGTATCCTCTGGGGTATATTCTATATTAAATAATAAATGGATTGTCGAACCAGAATATGGGAAAGAATCTATTGATGAAGATAAAATACTAAAAAAAGCAGAATATTTTGTAAGTACCATCGATAAACTAGTCGAAAATGCAAATAATGGCGAAGACGTTGAAAGCCAAGTTGAGAAGTTAAGATTAAAATTGAAACGTTTTAGACAAAGTGGCTTAGATGATGGTGGTGAGTACTCATACGAGAACCTTACTTTCAAATTATTAAGAAGAAATGGGTACATTGAAAAACTATTGGGACTTAAAAAGAAACTTATAGATAAGAAATTATCTGTGGAGTATTAATAACCTCAATTTTTTTCCATTTCTTTTGTATTTATAGGATAAGAATAAGATTATATATAATTTATAAAAAATGGGAGATATAAAACCTCTAGGTAGCGAAAAGTTGCAAGGTTCTGACAAAATGAAAAGAATTCTTGAACTTACATATTACCACGAAAACAAGAATAACCCCAAGTCAACCACTAAATCGGAACTTGTTAAGGAAAGCACTAATGGTGTTTACGGTATCATCAAAGAAAGAGATGGTTACTACGTAAAGAAAGGTCTAACTGAATCTACCCTTGATTATATTGGTGGTATGTTCATGAAGAATAAAAATAGATTTAATTCATATGCTGAAGCATTGAAAAGATTGGAATTATTAAGTTCACAAGAGATTCAAGAAGAAGCAACAAAATATGTATTAAAACAAAATACACAAAAAACTGAGGCACCTAAACCAGCTCCAACATTCCCAGAACCAGCATCATCTGCACCGGCTCCAGCACCTGCTCCTGCACCATCTGCTGCGCCAGAAGATATGGGTGGGGCGCCAGAGGACATGGGTGGAATGCCAGAAGATATGGACGCAGCGCCAGAAGATATGGGTGGTGAAGAACCAACAGATACACCAGAAGGTGGTGACGGCGGTCCTGAACACATGAAAGAAGTACAGAGATTAAGTGGTAAACTTGGACAAGCAATTAGAGAAATCGAAGATGAAATGGAGAGTGATGACGTAAAATACGTTATTAATATGATTTTGTCTGCTGTTGATATTGAAAAATTATCTGAAGAAGATAAAGAAGCAATAATTGATAGATTTGAGCCAGAAGAAAGTTTTGATGATGCTTATACCCCAGAAGAACCAGAAAGTGGGGAAGATGCTGGTGCGGAACCAAGCGCTGAAGATGAACCAACTGATGAATTAGCTGAAACAATGAAAAAATTGGAAGAGTTAATTAACACTAAGATTGGTGGTAAAAAAACACCAGAAAAAGCTATAGAAAGTGAAATTGATGAGATGTTTTTCTTTGACGACGAAGAATCATCAAATGAAATGCCAGGTGAAGAATCTTCAAGATCTGGTTTCCACGCGTCAAAACAAGTTGAAAGACCATCTAGATTAGCTAAAAGCATGAAAACTGGTATTGGTTGGTTAGATGACAAAGCAAAACATTATAAAGAAGATGATTTCAATTCGGATGATTATGATGAAGAAGATTTTGATGATTATGAAAGTTTTTCAGCAAAGCATGGCGACACATCATTAGATATACGTGATAAAAAATATTTTAATCACTATAAACCAATGAAAATTAAAACATTGAGAAAATATGATCAAACAGATATTACACCAGAATTAGGTGACATAAATGAAGCGATCAACACGACATTAAGCAAATACTTTGAATAAACGATGTATCTACTCTATATTAATGAACTAGGTCAAGATTACAAAGGGCAAAGACAATATGAATTTATCTTTGGCGAAGACCCAAGTGTGTTAGTTGAAGAGTGGTTCATAATTCCATCAGCAGGTAGAGCAATACCTCCAGAAGTAGAATCAATCGATTTGGTTGGTTTATTAAAAAATTCAGATTTAAAACTAGATTTAGTTCAAAATTCTGATTACTTTGGAGTGATTGACGCGGTTGATGGAATTATTGCTTTAGGATGGGAATCATTTGATTTTGAATCGGAAGAAAGACCTGTTAGGGTTTCTTTTCATTTTGGTGAACAAATTGATTCTGTAACTAATAAGCTAGCGTCAAAGGGTTTAAGGTTGATAAACGAAGAAATAAAATACAAATTAAAGTAAAATGAATAGAAAAGATTTAGTTGAAAAACTTATTAACGAAGGATTTAGTGAGAAAACATTAGTTAGTTTTAGTGACAAGAAACTTAAAATGTTATCAGAAAAATTAACAGTTAGCGCTGAAAAATTAAAAGACCCAAAAATTAAATCTGTTATTGATGCTAATCCAGCTATGGATATTGAAGTTAACGAAACTGCTCCATGGTCATATTATTTTGCAGCTGTTAAAAGATTACAAAAAGAATTAGGTAAAGAGCCAACTAAAAGCCAGATTGATGCTGAAATGAAAAAATTAGCAAAACCAGTGGCAAAAAAAGACGATAAAAAATCTGAAATGAATGAGTGGGTTAATTCTTTAGTTGAAAATGGATATCATCCTTTAACAACTAAAGGTGATATGATAGAAACAATAACTAAAAAAATTAACGAATCAGGTAATGCACCTGCAACAAAGCCAGCGCCAAGAGAAGCACCGGTAAAGGACCCTGGAACAAAAGAACCACCTAAAAGAAGAGATGATCCTAGAAGAACACCTTTTAGAAATCCAAATGAAAATCCTAAGGTGAATCCAAATCCAAAAGCAGAAACTGGTAAAGTTGTTCCAATGCCTAACAAAGCAAAAAAGGGACACAATGGAATACCAGAATTTATGACTTATGACGCAATAACTGGAAACAAATTTAAAATGGCTGCGGAGTAATTAAACATATGAAACTAACTAAAAAATCATTACTATTGGCATTAAAAGAAAATCTTACTGAAATGCCAATGACATTTGACACAGACGATAGACCGGCCGACGACGTTACTCGTGACCTAGCTAATCGTGAAACAAATCTTAAGAAAGTCCCTTTACCTAAAGATGTTGAAGCACCAAACTCGAATTTTGAGGAGATGTTAGCATCTGCTAGATATAAACAAATAGTCGCAAATCTTAGTAGATATGCGGGGATTAATGCTGGAACGGGTGAACGTAATCTTCATCGAATTATGGGTTTGATGACACAAACTCAAGCGCAAATAGCACAAATTGAGAGTACACATAAACCAGAATTAGAAAGATTGGCGGTAGAACTAGCAATGGGTCAATTAGGCGTTATTGAAGGTGATATTGAATATGACGCTAAAATAACATCTGGAATGAGTGGTGTTGACCCTGAGGGTTTTAAAAAGACACCAAGCAATGAACCAAACATTGAAGAAGTTGAAATTGAAACTGAATTATTTGATGAATTATCACATTTAAATTTAGAAAGAGCGAAAAGAAGATTAATCAACGCAATGATGCAAGGTGCTTCTGAAAGAGGTCATTACATGTATCATTTGGTTGAGGAAAGAATTAGAGAAATAACTGGATCAGACCGTTTATTATCGTTATACGGGATTGTTATGTCAACTGCTGACACAATGTATTGGCAGATGTCAAATAATACCTTACAAATGCTTACAGGCGGTAGTGATGGTGAACCACAAGCGGGTGGTAAAGAATCTGTTGATTTAAATTCAAACCCACCAAAGGTTACCGCTAGAGCAATAAATTTTCCAATATTAGTTCACGAATTGGTGAAAGGTACAATGGAAGTTGTTGCAGGTCTTTATGGTCAACCTGAAGATGCAGATGCTGCTGAAAAGGTACGTGATTTAGAAGACACTGTGGATAAAGAAATTTGGGATTTAAGATTAGGACCAGCAATATGGGACATTATGCGTTCGCAATTCCCTGAAGATGTTTTAACAGATGAAGATAAAGTTGGGTTACAATTAGTTTTATTTCAACATATTGTTAAAAAACCAGCTAGAGAATTTTTAATTTTTATGAAAGAGGTTATTTCTGGAAGTGAAAATGGTAAAAGGTTAATGAGTCAATTAATGGATGGTATTAATCAAATGGTTAATGACTACGATTACGAAGAAGCTATGTCCGCTTTTGACGAGGATTTAAGTGACACATCTGAAGGTATAGATGATGACGATTTAGATGACTGGTTAGGGTCCATAGGGATCACTAGAAGTGATGACTAAAAATAATAAAAAGGTGGTTATCCACCTTTTTTTGTATTTATACATATGAATAATAAATTAGAACAATTAAAAGAATATGCTAAAATTATTAAAGATGCTCCGTATGCTTTAAAAACATACTTAACAACTTATGATAATACGCAAAAGAAATATGTTCCTCTAGAATTATTTCCTGACCAAATTCAATTAATACAGGATTACGAAACATACAACGAAAACATTACAAGAAAGTATAGACAGGCGGGTGTTACAACAGTAACCGCTGCGTGGATTTCAAAAAAATTACAGACAGCAAAAGAAAGTGAACCTGAAAGAGTTCTTCTTATTGCGAACAAAAGAGACACCGCGGTAGAAATGGCTAATAAAGTTAGACACTTTATTGAGCAATGGCCGGATTGGATAAATGTGGGATTTTCACCCGATAAGAACTCAGAAAGTAGATTTAGATTAAACAATGGTTGTGAGGTTAAGGCGGTAGCTACATCTGCGGATGCGTTACGTGGATATACCCCAACCATACTTGTATTTGATGAGGCAGCATATATTGAAGCAGGTGACGATTTTTGGGCGGCATCTATGGCGTCCCTATCAACAGGTGGTAAGATTATTCTTATCTCCACACCAAATGGTTATGACCCCATCTATTATGGTGTTTATGACCAAGCATTACGTGGAATTAATGATTTCCATATAACGGATTTAAGATGGTTTAAAGACCCGCGTTACACTAGAGACCTATGTTGGGTAAAATGTCCTGATATATGCCATTACATGTTAAATAGGGAGCAATATAACGACGATGAAGTTGTTTTACATGACTTTGATATTGAAAAATATCAAGAACTCGTTGAACAAGGATATAAACCATTTTCATCTTGGTTTGAATCTATGTCTAAGAAATTTAAATATGATAGACGTAAGATTGCGCAGGAATTAGAATGTGACTTCTTAGGTTCAGGAGATGGTGTTATTTCGGGAGATGTTCAAGAGAATATTGCAAAAAATATGATTAAAGTACCTAAAGAAAAATACATGCAAGGTACTTTTTGGATATGGAATGAACCAGTACAAGGTCATAGATATATTATGGGCGTGGACGTTAGTAGAGGTGATAGTGATGACTATTCAGCTATTAGCATTATTGACTTTGATGAAAGGGAACAAGTTGCTGAATATGTTGGTAAAATGCCACCAGATGATTTAGCGGCAGTTGCATATAAATGGGGTATATTATACGAAGCGTTTATAGTTGTCGATATTACTGGTGGTATGGGCGTGGCTACATCAAGAAAATTACAGGAATTAAATTATAAGAGTTTATTCATTGACGGAGTTAACACAATGAATCCATGGGAATATAATAAAAAAGCCATGGAAAAAATACCGGGAATAAACTTCAATAATAAAAGAACCCAGATTGTAGCCGCATTTGAGGAGCAATTAAGGAAAGGTTTTGCTATCAGGTCAAATAGATTATTAAACGAATTAAACACCTTTGTGTATATTAATGGTAGACCAGACCACATGAAGGGCGCTCACGATGATGCTATTATGAGCATGAGTATCGCATTATATGCTGGGGATATATGTTTCACACAACTTAAACGAAATGAACAGCAATCAAAAGCTATGGTTGATTCTTGGATGATTGCGGAAAGAACATATGAAACTGGTAAGAATTTTTATTCATATGGAACATCCCTAGATGCAATCGGTTCAATGCAAATGGATGGTTCACAATATAATAATACACAATCACAACCTGCAAAACAACAATACCAAGAATATGGCTGGTTATTTGGGGCTAATAAAAAGCATTTATAATCTGTCGGTTTTTGTGTACATTAAGAAAGAAAAAGTATTTATATAGATATGGCAGACCAAAATTTAACAATATTTCAAAGATTAACCAAAATCTTTGGCTATCAGGGACAAACACCACAACCGCCATCGTTTAATTTTTCTAAGGAAGAACTCCTTACGACTAGTGACCCGATGGAATATGAGCGTGAAAGATTGAAACTACAACAAAGCCAATATCTTTTTGATAAATGGGCTAAGGTTGATAATTCAATGTACAATCAATCGGTTTATTATGAGCCAAATAGAATAGCCGCATATTATGATTTTGAATCAATGGAATTTACACCAGAGGTATCAGCAGCATTAGACATTTATGCTGAGGAATCAACTACAATGTCTGAAAAAGGATTTATTTTAAACGTTTATTCAGAATCAAAAAGAGTTAAGAACATTTTAATTGATTTGTTTGAAAACAAATTAGATATCAACACAAATTTACAAATGTGGGCTAGAGGTATGTGTAAGTACGGTGATGATTTTGTTTATTTAAAAGTTGACCCAGAAAAAGGAATTATCGGTTGTCAACAATTACCAAATATTGAAATAGAAAGAGTTGAAGGTTCTTTAGGTTTAACACCATCACAAAGAGATAGCAAATTACCGACTAAAGAATTAATGTTTAGATGGAAAAATCGTGACATGGAATTCCAAGCATGGGAAATTGCTCACTTTAGAATTTTAGGTGATGATAGAAAACTACCTTATGGGACATCTATGTTGGATAAGATTAGAAGAATCTGGAAACAATTATTACTTGCTGAAGATGCTATGTTAATTTATAGAACATCTAGAGCCCCTGAAAGAAGGGTATTCAAAGTGTTCGTTGGTAATATGGATGACAAAGATATTGAACCATACGTACAACGTGTTGCAAATAAATTCAAGAGAGACCAATCAGTAGATGCTAGAAACGGTCAAGTGGATATGAGATATAATCAAATGGCTGTTGACCAAGATTATTTCATACCAGTACGTGACCCAGCAGCACCAAACCCAATTGATACACTACCTGGAGCACAGAATTTAGGTGAGATAGCGGATATTGAATATATTCAAAAGAAATTATTAGCGGCTCTTAGAATACCTAAAGCGTTTTTAGGTTTTGAAGAAGTTGTTGGTGATGGTAAGAATCTTGCATTAATGGATATTCGTTTTGCAAGAACTATTAATAGAATTCAAAAATCATTAATTCAAGAATTAAACAAGGTTGCGTTAATTCATCTATACATGTTAGGTTTAGAAGATGAATTAAATAACTTTACATTAGGTTTATCAAATCCATCTGCACAATCAGATTTATTACGTATTGAACAATGGAAAGAAAAAGTCACACTTTACAAAGATGCGACATCTGATCAATCTCAAGTTGGTATTTTACCAGTTTCACATACATGGGCTAAGAAAAATATTCTTGGATTTAGTGACAATGAAGTTCTTCTTGATTTACAACAACAACGTCTTGAAAGAGCGATGGGCTTTGAATTAACAAACACACAGACCGTAATTAAACGTTCTGGAATATTTGATGAGGTTGATGCTAAGTACGGTATCTCAGAAGATGAAAGGCAAGCAGCAGAGGCGGCTACCGCCGCTGAAGGTGGTGGTGAAGCGCCTGAATTGGGCGGAGCAATGGGTGCACCACCTGCACCATCAGGACCGCCATCAGGTGGTGGTGAGGAACCTTTAAGTGAAGGTAAAAAAGCTAAACTTATCTCATCTTTAGGCGGTGGAGATAAATTAGAAGATTTATTTAATATGGAAAAGGCACAAAGGAATATTTATGAAATGGAGAATAAATTAAAAGATATTTTAAACGATTAAAAATGAACAACTTTGGAAAAATAAAGTCGAAGTTATTGAAAAAATTAACTGAGGCGTACACAGATAAAACTTTTAAACAAAATTCAAAAAACTTGTTTAAGGTGATTAAGAAGAATAGAGATTTCAAAGAAATGTATCTATTTTATGAAGAAATAGAGAACAAGTATTTTGAGGATAAAGAAACCGCTAAACTTTATGTTGAACAACTTGGTCAATTATTAAAGGAAAAGGCAACGAAAATTAATAGCTTTTGTCAAGTTATCAACATGTCGGTTCATGACACGCAAATAGATGAAAACAAACTTTACGATTCAATTGATCAGTTATTAGAAGATGATAACTTAAATAATATTGATAAGAAAGTTATGGCTAAAAAGAAGTTGGTAGAACATTTAACAACAAAAAAAGAAAATATTGAGAAAACAACCGAAACTTACACAGTAAATGAAAATTTATTACATGCTGTTTTGGCAAACAATTTTAACGTTCTTTATAATAACACATTAAATGAAGAGCAAAAAGAAACCTTAAAAACAATTATATCACTTTCTGATGAAGATTTAAAAACAAAGGTTAACGAATTAAAAGAAAGTTTAACCACTAAAGTAGATACCCTCTTAAGTGAAGCAAAATCTAACGACGCAACATTTGCAACAAAATTAACGGATGTTAAAAAAGAAATGGACGAAATGGTCCCGACGAAATTTAACTACTATCGTTTAAAACAATTAGAAAATGGTCTGGATTAATCTAGACCATTTTTTTTCTGTTGAAGGTATATCGCTTTCAATACTTCCTTCCTTCTACTTACTGAAGGTTTAACAAATTCTTGTCTTTCTCTTAATTTTTGTATTTGCTTGGTCTTTTGAACCTTACTTTTATACGTTCTAAGAGCAGATTCGAGATTTCTTTCCTTACTTAAATCAATTATAATCATATATAAATAAATATATCACAAAATTACCGTTTTTTTGGAATTTCAAAAAAAATTCCTTAAATTAGTTACTAACACCATAAAATGACAATAACATGAAAAGATAAATGAAATTTGGTAAGTATATTCAGTTAGGCGAATATGAAAAAATTAAAATTGGCTACGGAACTGTTGACTTTAGAACATTAAAAACAGTATACATAAAATTAAACGCTTGGGTTAAACCAACAAATGAATCTGACGATTTTGATAGAACAATACTAAGAAGTAGAAAGAAAATTAAAGATACAATTAGAGAATTTAATTTAAATAACTTTTTTAAGACAGAAAGTATTGTAGATTTAGACATTAGAACCAAGGGAATTAAATTGGATAAGAAATCATTCATGAACCTTGAAATCACATTATACACTGAAAAACAATTTGACATAAAGAACAAAGAGGTTACTTTTATGCTCGAAAATCTAGTAAAAAAACTAGTTGACAATTGTTTAATCGATAAAACCTTATTTAATTTTAGTAAAACCAAGTTTTGAACTTAATTATGTGATATTTATAGAATAAAAAATCTATAAATGAAGATATTAGGTCCAAACGAAATAGGTAAGGGAATTTTAATAGAATACGACGCTGGACACATTTCTCCTAGTGAAAACAGAGCAGTGTTAAAAGAAATGGAGAATAAAGATACCAATCAGGACTTTATTCTCTATGCCGTTTTACAAAAATACGATACACCAAACAAGAACGGTAGAATATACCCACAGGCACTCTTAAAAAGAGAAAACGAAAAATATCAACAAGCTATTAATAGCGGTTCGGCATTAAACGAACTAAATCACCCATCATCATCACTTATTGACTTAGACAGGGTATCCCACAGTATTTTAGAAACTTGGTGGGATAGTAAAATCCTTATGGGTAAAATTAAACTATTCACATCTCCGGGTTGGAAAAAGATGGGTATTGTGTCAACTAAAGGTGACCAAGCAGCTATGCTTTTATTAAATGGAGCAACTCTAGGTATATCATCTAGAGGGGTTGGTTCATTAAAGAATGAAAGAGGTCAAAACATTGTTCAAGATGACTTTGAATTAGTATGTTTCGACTTAGTTTCATCACCATCAACACCAGGCGCATACATCTTCCAAGATTTATCTGATAAAGACAAATATCAAGAATCTGTTGAAGAAAAGCCAATTGTTGATGATAGAATGAAAAAACTAATGGGAAACCTTAATAGTTTTTTAAGTAAATAACAATTTTTATTAGGATTATACGATTAAAAACTAACTTTTTTTAAAAACACTACTATTTATATAGTAAATTAATCATTACAAATGACTGAAAAATCAATTTTAGAACAAGCGTTACTTCAAGTGCAAACACTTGAGGAAGCAGTAAAGCAAAATGCAAAAGGTATCCTTGCGTCAACAATGAAACAAGAACTAAACGATTTGCTTAAAGAATCTATGGAAGATGAGGAGATCAAGTTAACTGCTGAACAAGCAGATGATGAAGACGCTCCTGAAGATGAAGAAGATGTTACCGACCCAGAAGCAGATGCTGAAGGTGAGGGAGATGACGAATTACCAGCAATAAACGATGAACCATCTAAAGACATTGATGGTGAAGATTTATCTGATCCTGATGATGAAGAAGGATTTGGTGATGAATTACCAGCAATCGATGACGAGATGCCAACTGATGACAATGACATGTTAGACATGACTGGTGCTTCTGATGAAGAAGTATTAAAAGTGTTTAAAGCAATGTCTGACGAAGATGGTATTATTGTTAAAAAAGATGGTGACAACATTAGTTTAGAAGATGGTGAAGATGAATATATCATCAAATTAAACGAAGAAGATGAATCTGAAGAAGAATTTTCTGAAGGTTATAACGAAGAAGAAGACGCGCCAATGGCGGGTGACGAAGAATTAGGTGAAGAAGAAGAAACTGTTTATGAAATCGAATTAGACGGTGAAAACGATGACGAAGAAGTTATGTCAACATCAAAAGAAGTTGAAGCGACTGAATCTGCTCGTAACATCGGACATGGTTATCATAGTGGAATTAAAAGTAAAAAATTACATTTCGCTGGTAACAAAAGAGAAGCAGTAAACGAAGAAGTTACAACGTTAAAAAAGCAAAATGCTGAATATAAAAAGGCGTTATTACTATTTAAAGATAAACTTAACGAGGTTGCTGTATTCAATGCAAATTTAGCTTACGCTACAAGATTGTTTACTGAGCACTCAACAACAAAAACTGAGAAGTTGGATATTTTGAAAAGATTTGACACAATTTCTACTATAAATGAATCAAAAAATCTTTACAATTCAATCAAAACTGAACTTGGATCTAAAAAATCTGTAACCGAGTCAGTTGTTGAAAAAATTGCATCAACACCTTCAACATCTTCAACTGAAGTACTTTCTGAATCAAAAGTTTACGAAGCACCTCAATTTGCAAGAATGAAAGATTTGATGAAAAAATTAAAATAATAAATAAAAAATTAAAAAACAAAAATTTTAAAATGGGAGCATTATTAGAATCAGGTATGGTTGGTAACATTGGATTAAAACATTTACGTGTTATCAAAGAAGATACTATTAGAAAATGGGATGACTTAGGTTTCTTAGAAAACCTTGACGGTCACCAAAAAGATAACATCGCGCAATTGTATGAAAACCAAGCGTCTTATTTAATCAACGAAGCAGCAGTTTCTGATGCTTCAGGTTCTTTCGAGACAGTGGTATTCCCTATTATTCGTCGTGTGTTCTCTAAATTATTAGCGAATGACATCGTTTCAGTTCAAGCTATGAACTTACCAATTGGTAAATTATTCTTCTTTATCCCTAAGATACAAGAAAGAAACGCAGCAAACGGACATTATTCTCCATACGGTATCCCAGGTGGTGCAGGTGGAGCTAGCGCAAGCACAGGTTACACAGGTACAAACCTTTACGATCGTTTCTACGAAGCGAATGATGAAGCTACTAGCGGTTTATTTGACTATTCAAAAGGTCAATTCTCTGGAGTAACTTTAGCAGGTGCATCTTATGTAACTTTCTCTGCTGGACAAGTAACTGAAGTAGCTAACTCAGCAATGACTGGTACTTCTAAGAGTGATGTAATCATCAAATTTAGTGGTTTCACTAAAACAGCTCAAGGTAAATTAATCGGACCAAACGGTTCTGTAATGGACACTGAAGATTTCTTAGCATCAGCTACAGTATCTTTCTCTGGTGAATCTAAAAATTTCAACGTTGTAACTCAACAATACGGTAAAGGTATCGTTGCTTACGGTCAAAAAAATACAACATCAGGATATCCTAGTGGTGGATACCAAGACATTTGCGACGAAGAAGGTGTAATCTATGTAAAAGTAGACGTACAAACTTATTCAGCAACTGCTGGTTTCAGCGCTGTAACTTTAGCTTCTGACGCGTTAGCATCTGCTTTCGTATTAAACTTCAGAGTTTATGATTCATTAGAATTCGAAGAAGAAATCGGTGAGGTTTCTTTCGACCTTTCTTCTGTAACAGTTTCTGTAACTGAAAGAAAATTAAGAGCAACTTGGTCTCCAGAATTAGCTCAAGACGTTAGTGCATTCCACAACATCGATGCTGAAGCTGAATTAACTGCTTTATTATCTGAGCAAATCGCTGCTGAGGTTGACCGTGAAATCTTACGTGATTTACGTAAAGGTGCTGCTTGGTCTCTTAAGTGGGATTACAATGAGTGGAAGTACGGTGGTTCATCAGGAGCAACTTTACAAGGTTACACTCAAAAGGATTGGAACCAAACGTTAATCACAAAGATTAACCAATTATCGGCTCAAATCCATAAAACAACTTTACGTGGTGGTGCAAACTGGATCGTAGTTTCTTCAGAAGTTTCTGCTGTATTCGATGATTTAGAATATTTCCACGTATCAAACGCTCATCCAGAGCAAGACCAATACAACATGGGTATTGAAAAAGTAGGTACTTTAGCTGGCCGTTACCAAGTGTATCGTGACCCTTACTTCCCTGCTGATAAAATCTTGATTGGTCACAAAGGTAAGTCATTATTGGATGCTGGTTATATCTACGCACCATATGTGCCTTTACAATTAACTCCAACAATGTATAATCCTTTCAACATGACACCTATCAAAGGTATCATGACAAGATACGCAAAGAAAATGGTTAACAACCGTTACTATGGTGTAATCTCTGTAAAAGGTATCCAAACATTTGACATGGGAACTTTAAGATAGTATTCTTAATGTAGTATATAAAAGCCCTCGTAGAAATACGGGGGTTTTTTATTTTATAGAAATTACGTATATTTGACTTATGTCAGAAGTTGATTACAGCAAATTAAGATTGGATGTCCTTGAAAAAATGATTTACACAAGAAGTATTGAGTGTAAAATGAAAAAGGACGAAATGATTAAAATGTTAAAATTAGATGATGAGGGTAAGTATGAACCCCCTATGAATAATACCACATATGAGAAATGTGATGGTGGCTTTAATGTTGGTATTGATATCCGAAGCCATTCTGATTTAGTGCAAATAGGTAAATTAGTGGAAAAGAAAGATGCTAAATGTTTAAATAGATATTCAGATAATAGGTTGTGGTATTGGTCAAAACAAAAATTAATTTAATTACCAAGTTCTACAAGCCCAATATCTTGGTTTCCAACGCGGTCCTGGATTTGCACAATTGTGTCTTGCTCTGAATGATTTACGTCTTGCTGGGTTATTCTTCTTAATAACCATTCTTTTTCCTTTAGCGGATTTACCGCCAAAACCAAAGTTTACCTTAACGACTTTACCTTTATCGTTCTTAACGTACACTTTAAATTTTTTAATATCGCCCTGCATTATCTTACCTAGCTGAACTTTACGTCCTTGATATTCGGCTTCATTTAACATATTATCAATAACATAGTTGGTCATTTGTACCGAACCATCTTCATCTTCATATATTAAAACTGGAGTTTCTTCATTATATTCAAATAATCTTTTAAATTGTTCTTCCGATATTTGAATAATTGTTCTTTTTTTCACACTTTCAGATAATCTATCCATTTCTTTATATCTAAGAGGATTGGACATTCTTTCTGGTTGACTAAACAATCTTTTTTTTCTTGTAAAAGCAAAACTTCTACTTCTTTCATCGACACTACTTTGTTCATCAAACTTGACCATAGTTGGTTTATTTCCTTTACCGACTTTTGGGTCCTCTTTTTCGGCTCTTCTTTTTTGTGATGTCATTGCTTTTTTTTCTTTTTTATCATAAGATGAAGCAACTTTTGGGGTTTCTTTAGACACTTTTTTAGAAGGTCTACATTTTGGATAGGATTTCCCATCAGCGTCTTTTCGACCACAAGGCGGGTGTTTACCGTCTACCTTTTTACTAACGTCTACCCACTTTTCTTTAAACCATCTTCTAAGGTCTTCTTGCAAGACCTCTCCTGATTTTAAAGATTCTTCAATATATTCTTTATCTTCTTTAGATACTATAAATTTCATATTATTTAATTTTATCTACCTCATTAACAAATTTATGGCACTTATCGGATATCTTACCCTTTTCGTGGTCTGTGATGGATAACTTTACATTATCATAATGAACCGTCATATCTGGGTGATGATTCTGTTTGTCAGCAATTTTCATAACCTCATTCGCAAATGACATCACCTCTTTATAATTTTTAAAATAAAATGTCTTAGCTAGTTTACCACTTACTTCCTTCCAATTACTACTATTCATAATTTTATTTTTTTGATTTTCGGTTATAACGATTTTCATATTATAATTTGGTATCTTTTATAAATTTTTTATGTGAATTTTTATATGATTTTAATGATTCGTCATTTATATCTTTAGTATATTGCCAATTCCAATATAAATCGTCATTTATTTTAAAACCATAAAATTCATGGATTTTCTTTTGTAAATCATTCACATTTACACCGTTAAAATTCTGTCCAGTACATATAAATCCAGTTTCAATATCTTTAACTAAATTGGATTCACCTAACGCCGTGTGTCTGTTTTCTATCCAAGTTAAACGTTCAATTAGATTTTGATAAAACATATTTGTTTGTCCCCATCTAACGGAACTTAGAAATACCACAGAATCGGATTCAAATAGTTCTTTACTTATTTTCCAAAGTTCATCTTTAGGGTTGTTAACACTAGCCCAACATCTATGGTGACCGGTTGGATTTTTATCTTTATCCTTAAGTTTTGATTTTAATAAACCACAACTATTACCGTCTTTTCTTGATACATTACCCTCACAAGGAACTATGTTTAATTCTGAAACGTCTATCAATGTTGATTTATCACCCAATTCATCATTAAGATACATCGCAATCATTTTAGATTTTGGTATATCAATATCGTTTTTATCCCAATTATGTCTATTAGAACAACTTAATAATAAAACTTTTTTCTTCTTTTTAAGAACGTCCAATGTTTTCTCTATAGATTTCCAAGCATCAGATTGTACCATCTCCTCAGAAATCATCATTTGTCTAATCCTATGTATGTTCTCTTGTAAGTTCATCTATTTACATTTTTTCCAACCACCGCCTTTTGCTTTATAGTTTTTGGCAGCCCAACCATTAGCGTATGCTGAAGGATAAACGTCAAATTTTCTTTTAGCCGCCGCCTTAGACGCCGACCATTTTGCTGGGTCGGTGGGGCAGTTTTTACTTTCGTCTATTTCACCATATGATTCACTTTTAGGTTCAACACCTTTTTTCTTCATATTAATTGCGGTTGCGGCTTGTTTTGCTGAACTTGATTCACGTAAATCACCTTCTTCACCCTCACAACTGTTTTTTACAAAGTTAGCAACCTCTTCAATGTCGTCTTTTGATGTGGCGACATGATCTCCGGCCCAAGCGTGTTCACCTGTAACTAGTTTAGGGAAATTCGGGTGGTGTTTAAATGATAAGATTATTTCAATATCGTTCTTTATTTGAGTTAAATTACTCAATACCATATATGTACCAGTTTCTGAAATATGCTCTTCTTGAGCTTCTTTGATACATTTTTTAATAAGTTCGTTGATGTTCATTTTTATAAATATTTGGTTAATTAGAAGGATACATCGTAATCATCCTCAGAAAAAGATATATTAATTTGTCTACGAACTGTGTTAATATTCCATCCGGTTATAATTTCAGATATTCCTTCATCCATATAGTAATTACTTATTTGTTCCATGTATTTTTCTAACCGAGCATAATCTTTCCAGCTAATATTACCCCTTGCGTCTTCCCAAAAATCAATGATAAGTTCACCATCTTCGTAGTATACTTCGTTAACACCATCACCCACAAAACTAAATAATTCTTTTATAGTATCTTCAGACGCTATGTGAACTTCTTTTACATCTTGATTAACCCCACCACTAAGAACAAAAAGGGGTAACGCTGATTCACCACTTTCAGTGATGCGTTCTTCTTGTGTTTCAATAATACATTTTCTAATAAGTTCTTTAAGGTTCATTTTAAATATTTTTATCTTTCTGAAACAATTTCAAATTTTATTAAATCCTTATAGAAGATTTCCTCATTATGCGTTTTACCCTTTATTTCAACCCAGTATTCTCTAGGAATCATTATTGAAGTGTCTAAAAAGAATGAATTTTCATTGGTTTTATCTAGCTGAGTCCATTCAAATACATTAACCTGGGTTTTACCCTCTTTAACAAATATTCTATAATAAACCTCGTCAAATAGTACTGATTTTGGATAATCTAAGGATCTAAACGTCACAACCACCTTTCTGTTTTCACCAGATTTTATTTTTTCGTTTAATTGTAACCCGAAAAATTGGATAACATATCTCTGTAATTCAACCGGATTAGCGCCAATAGTGTATAACGAAGTATATGGCTTAGGTACAAATTTTTGAGTAAGATTATCGATTGATACGCCGTCTATAGACAAACCTTTCCATTTATCAAAATAAAAGCGTTTCCCGTCGCATAGAAGCCCCGAAAGACCAAAGGTGACCTTGTATATCCCTTTGCGTATTTTCGTCGTTGTAAGGTTACCTAAACCCGAAATAACAGCATTATTATAATCTAAGATATCAACCGTAGGTAAACTATCTAAATCGTAGTAATTTGAACCTTTAGTTACGTATAAATAAAGATTTTGATTTACCTCAGCGATAAAGTTATCTCTATTATCATCAATTCTATCGTCAAATACGGTTTCAACGAATGGTTCAAAAAAGGTTTGTGTGTATTTTGTAAAAAATGAAACAGATTGGTCGATTGCTGGGGATAAATCTTGATATAAAACACTAAATGCTATACCAAGACCATGATTGGTGTTTCCGCTAACCACTATGCTATTAACATAGTCAGTTATATCGACATCTAAATTCTCATCACCATTATCCATGCTAATGGTTCCAATAACCGTTGGAGATGTGCTATAAACACCTTCAGAAGACCAAGAATCTAAAGTAGTTCTATTAAACCAGTTAGACGGTCTCTCGTCGAATGTTTCGTTCCCAGACGTGAAATCATATACTTGTTCGTAATCGAAACCAACACCCTCATCCCAATATTCGGTTATTTTAAAAATGATTAAATCAAAAGAGGTGGCTCTTTCTCTACCAGAACCTCTTTTTTGCCCCAAAAACGCTTCATCACCAAAAATGGTGTTTGTCATTTTAAGGTAATGTTTTGTGTTACCATTAACAACGTAGTCCCCGCCATCAACTTTTGCTTTTAAATCTGTTAAATCGACTTTAAAAATAAATTTTGAGAATCCGGAACCATAAAATATCTCAGTATTAGGGTTTTTAGCCGTGTTAATCTGAGAATTTTTTATTATAGTGTTGTTTTTTTCAAAGTATGAACGAAAATATGACATCTTTTTATTTAATAAATATCGAATTAGTTGATTCTAATTGATTTATTAACCATGTCATTTGGCATTTTAGTTTTAAGGTCCCTAATTTTATCTTTTAGGGCTTGTGGCCATGCAGGGGTGGTACCTATCCCGTGCCTATGTTCTAATAACATTTCAACCATTAATTCAAGTATTTCAATTAATTTTTCGCCCCTAACTGATGACCAAGTATTTGGTTCAATTCTTTCAATATAATCAAATTGGTCAAGTTCATATTTGTTTAAATTAGGGAAATCTACACTTTTACCACTACCGCCATTTGTTTCAGTTGAAAGAATAAAAAATTTATCCGCCATAACAGAACCAATGGATTGTTCTATATAATCTTCTCTTAAAATTTTACCCTTAGCATCATAAACAATATTTTTATTTCTAACGTATTGATTTGTCTTTTTAAGTTTTGAAATTACAGGATCGGCAGATGTTTCATCAAAAAACAATCCGTAATTTTTTCTAGGTTTAACAACTATATTTTCAAGAAATTTAACCTTATTTGATTTACCTAAATTTGTTGGGGTTTCTCTTCTAACTAATGAGTTTGGTGAAACAACTGGTCTAAAATAAAATGGATGTGCGGTTTTATTTGGCAGGGTTGATGATATCACATTCATTTTTTCATTATCTAAATTAGCAATAAATGTTCTTACTTCAGCATACGCCTCTTCTATTGAATCGACTTCAATCTCATCTTGATAAATTAATTTAATATTTGCACCAAAATTAGTTGTTTCCTGATTAAAGATATCTGTTTTATATTTGTCACCTTCACCAGTAATAACCTCGTAAATTGTCATTGTTACACCTGTAGGAGATTCAAAATCGTTTAAATCGTATTCTACAATGTGCTTTAAATCCATTCGACTTATTTTATCCACAAATGTTGTTTCAGTGAATAATTCAGCAGTATATGGATATTTCTTTAAAGATAATTTAGCTTCTTTTCTACCGCGGTAGGGATATATGCTTAATTTTTCTTTTATTGTTTTACTTTTTGTTTCTTTAGATATAAATTTTCCCGCACGTAATTGAGCTCCGCCTTCAGTTAATAATAAATCTGAACCATAATTACCGTTTATAGCTATATCGCCTAATTTAGCCATTGTACCAACGGATTTGGCTTCAACGTAATTGTCCTCAAAAGATAATTTAGACCCGCTAAAACTTTTGATATCTGGTTTAGGGATACTACCAACACCATAAGATGTATACGTTAATTGACTACTAAATGATTGTGATGGAAAATCGTGTGAAGTTGTAAATGGTCCTGGGATATATTCTTGGTTTGTTAAACCATCAGATTCTGCAATGTGTTTTATAATTTTAACAGCACCTTTAACTTCTGGAATGATATTAATATGTGTCGGTAAAAAAGGTAATGCAACAGTTGGGTCGTTTTTATCCCAAGCAGGACCAGTATATGCTCTTTGTTTTGTAGCAATATTATCATCAAAAGAAAAATAGCGTATTCTACCAATTCCTTGTGGATCTAAAATATCTATAACCGTACCAACATCAATTATTTTCATTTTATTCTTTTACCTATTTCGTTATTAACTTCGTTATATAAATCTTCCACACCTTCCATATGTCGAGTTAAGTCAATTATTAATTTTTTTGTTTTTTCAAATTCATCAATTAAAAAATTTCTAGCATCAATAAGTGATGAATTTGAATGATTTTTCACATCATTAGCTATTTCAATTACTTTATCTTTTTCCATTTAATTACGACATTAAACCGGTTCCTCTAACCAATGGTGTTATTAGTGCCGCACCACCTGCTGGTGCGACTGGTATTGATGTGGCGTCTAAACTAATTTGAACAAATGAGTTAGTATTCATTTCACTATGCCAACCTTTAAGTGTTTCTTCTAATGTGGCTAGTAAATTGTTATCTCCAGGTTCAAAGAAATCGCCAGTGGTTATACCCCTACTCTCTAAACCTTGAGCAACCTCAATTAATGCTCTATCGACACTAAATCCTGGTCGTAGTTTTGCTAATTGTAACATTAAGCTAGGCACCTTTTGACTAATACCAACTCTAAGTAAATCAATTAATTTTAAAAGTTGTTCATATAATTCAGCACAACTTGATATACCAATAAATGGTATCGCGTATTTTAAGAAAGCGAGTAAACTTTTAATCACTTTAAGATATTTTTCTTTTGATGTTTTAAAAATTTTTGGGACCAATGAAATAATTAAAGCAATTAGTTCTGGTTTAACTTTAGTCCAAAATATTGTTATAAATTTAAAAAACAAATCTTGTAAAATGTTATAAAATAATTTGTAGAAATTTTTAACTAATTGTTTAGCACTAACAAATGCTGACGAAACTCCGGCTTTAAGTGTTTTCCATAATATCACTAACGGTAAAAATATTTTAGCCGAAAATATTGAACCTAACAATGCTTTTGGTAGATTAAAAATTGACATAAGATTCATTGATATGCGTAAATTATCAATTGGAATTGAACCGCCTGACGCATTATACGCATCTTTTGCCATTTTATTTAATATTGAATTATAAGCATCTAATGTGTTTTTCTTGGATAGTAATGAAAAATCCTCAATATGATTTGGATTAACTGGAACTTCAAAGTTATTACAATCAGTAAACCTCAAAACTCTTTTGAATCTCAGTGCCTCATCATCTAAATCAATACCATCCAAATCGTCTGTGTCAAAAAACATTTGCTCATCAACATCATCTTCATTAAACTGGTCTTTTGGATTTTGTTGTAATTCATCATCTTTTTTAGGTTTACCGCAGGCACAAGTTATTTTTTGTAATATTCGATTTAAATTATTCATATTAATATCGAATTCTTTTGGTTGTGAGCCATCACCAGCTAATAACATTGATACACTATTTTTTAGAATATCACTTGGTTGGGGGAATTCGATTGTTTCATAATATTGTGTTATAAATTGGTCTATTGTTGTAATACCGGCTCCTTGTAATCCACTTAAATTATATTGTTGACTTCCACTATCCCAATCCATTGTAAATAAATCATTACCTGAATTACTAGTAAATGTGTAATTAGTACCGCTATCAAAACTTTGATATAGGTCTTTATTCATTTTTGTTTTATTCCTAGATGTGGTATCTTCGTAAACTAAATTACCCATTGTTGATGCTGGGTCCATTTTTAAAGTACCTAAAAAATCAAATTCACTTGGTTTTATACTTAATGCGTCCATTGGCATTTTAGAACCTGAACCACAACCAAAATCATTATCATTTGCGAATAAAACAGCTTTAACATTATCAATTACAACTTGTTTTATTTGTTTAGTCGTTTCGTTAACCGATTCTCTAGTGTATTTTCGAATCTTACTCTCACCTTTTACAGGTTCTGTTTTTAAAATTTTATTAAGGTCACCTATTAGGTTTTCAAATACATTATTAAAATTAGGTATTTTTTGTTTTGCTTTGTCGGCAAAATCCTGTGCTTTTTTACCAACGTTTTTACTTAACTCTTTGGCATCGTCGTCAAGTTTTTTGGTTAGATTTTTTAACCCGTCTTTTTTCTCCACAATTGTGGTTAACGCAGCAAACTTACCTTTAGCATCACTCCTTAATTTTTTTAAATCAGCCATTATAATGAGTATTTTTCGCCGCTTTTATCCTTATCGTCTTCATTGACTAATTTGTCTAGGATTTCCCTATCTTCATCACTTAACGTTAATTTACCAGGTGAAAATTTGTTACTGTCACTAGCACCTTTTTGAATAAGGTTAGTTTGTATTTTTACAAGTGATATTTTCTTTTCAGTACACTCGTTTAATATCTTTTGCTGTTCTTTAATAACTGGTCCAATAACTGACATATCCTCAGATTCTTTCATAAATGATAGCATCTTTTTCATTATCAGTGTGGCTGTATTTTTTTGTTCTACAATATCGTTATAGATTTCCTGCATTAGTGCTAAAGCTGAGTCAGTTTCTAATGCTATGTTTTTTCTTATCGTTCTCATACTAATAAATAGATTTTAATCCAAAAACCCACCTAAAATTCCTTCATAAAGTGTTCGGTATCTTTTTAGGGATATTCTAATTTCTTTAGTAGATAGTGATGTCATTTCACGTAATGACAATAAAATTAAGTTTTTGTTGAATTTATTACCTTCCCCAACTTGGAATATTTTGTCAAAATTGTTGAAGATTTCTAACAAAGCGTAACCTAGTTTTCTTTCGTTGTCTGTTAGATTTTCAGTTTCAACAAATTTGTCTAATTCTATTGTGAATTTAATAATGATATCTCGGTAGTCAATTTGGTCTTCGTCAATATAATAAGCCAAGTCAGATCTTTCCTCAATATCGGAAGAAATATCCTCATAGGATACACTTCTGTTTTGGTCTTTAGTATCCTTTTGAATAGCCCCCATAAGGTAGTTCTTACATATAGTTCCAAAATAAGAATACGCTTTGTGGTTTTTGGTGTGATCAAATTTGTTCATTTTTGTAATTAAAAAAGACATTGTATCAGTATGTAAATCACTGAATTCATAATCTTTTCTATACAATTTATATCTTCTGATGATGCTTTCCACCATCGTGATGAGAGGTTCTCTTAAATATTCATTGAATATCTTGTTTCTTTCTGCTTCGTCAGTACTTTCTAAGTAATTAACTACTGCCTTTTCTTGATCCTCCCCAAAATAAATTTTTTGGGTACGTTTTCTAGGCATTTTTTTAATCTACATAGTTTATTTCGCGCTTATTTTTATAAAAAAATTCTTTTTTAGCCGTTTCTAACCAGAATTTAACTTCTTTTTCCGTCAATTTTTCTTTTTCATCATTTTTATAATTCCAAAATAAAGAATCTTCTCTTAAATTAACGTGTCTGTAACCAATTTTAGGAACACTCATAACATTTACACCGTTATTTGTTAAACGTAACAATAATTCATATGAAAAAGTCAGTTTAATATTACTTTTAAATGATCCGTTATTTTTAATAACACTAGTTCTATATAAACCACCGCTCGTTTGATAGTTTTGATATTCTAATAAAACCTCATTATCTAAAACGCCTTGCTTATCTGAAAATCCGTAAGCCCAGACAGATTCGTTTGTGAAACTAGCAAATTCACCTTCCGGATCAATGTCTTTAACGATGGTTAAAAAAACATCAACATCTGGATATTCGGTTACGTATTCATTCATACTTTTTAACCAAGGTTTTTGATACTCGTCGTCAACTTCTAAAATTGAAAACCATTCAGTATCACAAGCATCGATGCCCAAGTTTATTTGACTACAAAAATCGGTTTCTTTTGATGTGTTATAAATAACCTCAACCTCTAATTTTTGACCAAAATTGAATTCTTTAATTTTTTTATTTAATTTTTCAGGACAAATAATTTTAACTTTAACATCGTTATGAAATTCTTTGACAGAATCTAATGCGTTTTCTAGCATCTTATCATAATCATTGTCTAACTTATGTACTGGAACTAAAATTGTTATATTTTTCATATTTCTTCTTCTACTTTTAATTTATCTAGTGCAGTAGTAATTGATTCTTTTCTTTTATTTCTTAATGAATTAAAGATTGAAACAGTATTTTGTGCAGTTATTTCTTTATTATATGGGGTTAAGGTTTCTTTCATTTTTTCTTTAACATCGTCTCCGATTTCAACACCCTCTAACCAAGCTAAACAATATGTGCCCAATAAATCGACTACTTTATTGATGTCATATGTCCACATACCATTCTCACCTAACCAATCAGGTTCCGTTGTTGGTATTTTACCAATTACCGGTACACCACATTTCATAGATTCTAAAGGGAAAGTTCCAAACGTACTTTCATCATCAATCCAAACAGATACAAAACATTCTTTTAACGATTCAGCAAATTCATCATAGGACATTTGAACCATGTCTCTAAATGTTACCCATCTTAATTGTGGGTATTTCAAGTAGAATTCTGAAATTAGTTTTCTGTGTTGTAATCTATCTCTACTTGAAATGGCGATATATGGTTTTAATGGTTTTTTACTTTCACTAAAAATATCATCAATGATTGGTGGTAATAGGTAAACCAAAGTTTCTGGAAAATATTTTTGAATATATTCCTTAGACGCTGCGGTGGTTGCGATTGCTTTATCAAAACCAAATTCAGCCCACTTACTACCAATAGATAATGTTTCAAAAATATATTCTTTTTGCTGTACTAACATTACCTTAATACAACGAATATTAGATAATTGCTGTAAAACATTAGAATAATATTCTGGCACAACTATCATGTCGTCAATTTTAATTTCAATTTTATCATCTTTAATTGAAACGACTTCAAGATCGTTATATCTATCACCTAACCAACTACTGACACTTGGATAGTTTTTATCTTCAACTAGTATTTTACTATTGAATCCGTTTTGTTTTGTAATTAGCGCTAAATCGTATATATGTTTTACTGCGGCTCTTGCGTTGCCTTTTGTGTCGTAACATAAAAAATAAACAACACTTTGGTTGTTATCTAATCTACTTAAAGCATCTTCTAATTTTTCGATGTTTTTTAATTTTTCACTCATTGTCTTCGATTATTATTCCGTATTTTATTAATGTGTTAAATGCTAACCTAAATGATATTGATGTATTTTTTTGACCAAAGACACCCATTTCTTCATCGACTTCGTCAATCTCGCCAAGGATTCTATCAATCGCCATTTTTACCATTTCGTATTTAAAGACATTTATCTCTACAATATCTTTTCCATCCTCATCTTGAATATTATCACCAGTTTTACAAACCGCAACCGCAGCATCTAAATCTAGATAGTAATTCTTCCCAAAAATTTCTCCCATTCTAATTATTTTCTATTAATTTATTTTCATCAAAAGTTATAGGTGCTTGACCTTCAATCAATTTATTTATTTTTTTGTCATAAGTAAAGTGTTGGTTATACTTTGTTTCGAACAATTGGAACTCCTTACCCTCTGGACAGGATTCCATTATTTGTTTGTTATCACTAATCCATATGTCGACATTTTCCCATTCTTTTGAAATGTTATCAGATGTTATAAATTTGACATTATTAACCATGCAACCATTTCTAGATAAGAAAAAGAATGTTGCTGGTCTAGATTTACCAAATTCATCTAAACCGACCAAGGTTACGTTATGTGTGGGATTTTCGTGTATGTACTTATTTAAGTCATTTATTGCACCATTATAACTAACTGGTGAATGACCATACAACTCCATAGGATATTCTATATACCTGAAAAAATCATACTCTTCTTTTGATTGAAAAGTAAAACAATTCATTAAACTGTCATTAGCTATTGGCTCAATAACTTTATACTCGAAAGATTCATCGGGATTTTCTACGTCAACATACGCTTGCTCGTAGTGATAATGGAACCGGCTTACAAAATTACGTAAGACACCATCAATTGATATATAAACATTCATATACCAAATATAGTCCCTACATTATTTAAAGTAAATGCTATTCGTATCTATTTAAAATTTCAGAAATGATGGGGTTTCTAACAATATCCTCCATACCAAATTCAAAAACTCCAATACCTTTAACATCACCTAATCTTTTCTTTGCGTCATAAAGACCTGACTTTGTTTTATCTTTAAATTTGTCAGATTGTTCTAAGTCACCAGAAAGAAAAAACTTTGAGTTGTAACCGATACGTGTTAACAATAATTTGATTTGTGAAGGTGTAGCATTTTGTGCTTCTTCAAAAACTAAAATGGTGTTGTCAACGTTCCATCCGCGCATATAAGCTAACGCTGCAACTTCAATATAACCTTCATCTTTTAGTTTTTCTCTAGCATCCTTACCAATTATTTTGTTTAACAAATAATATGATGGGTAAATGTATGGATCTAGTTTTTCTTCTAAACCACCAGGTAAAGAACCTAATTTCTCTTCGGCTTCAACGGCCGGTCTAACAATAATAATTTTTTCGTATTTGTTGGAATCATCATATAATAAATCAACTGCTCTTTTCATTGCAATATATGATTTACCGACTCCAGCAGGACCAAAACATAATGTGATTTGATTATCACCTAAAATGTCCCAATATATTTCTTGATTCCTTGTTAAAAACTTTTCTTTTGGTTTTTTAATAATCTCTCGGATTCTTTGTTTATGTGGTGTTTTTTTCTCTTCAACTAAAACAACAGTATTTGTTGATTCTCTTCTACTTTTCGGTTTTAATGCCAAAATTTTTAGTTTTAAATTTCAATTATTATTTGTTTATAAATATCATAGAATTCCACTTGAACCAAAACCACCAGCACCTCTAGTGGTTTCATTTAAAGATTCAGTTGATTCTAAATAAACCTTACCTTCCCCAAAAACAGGACACAAAACACCTTGTGCTATCCTGTCACCATTATTTATAACAAATGGTTCTTCTCCCAAATTAATAAGTGGCACTTTAACTTCACCCCTGTAATGACTATCCACAGTTCCAGGGGTATTTAACACTGTAATCCCGTTTTTAACCGCCAAACCGCTGCGTGGTCTAACTTGTACTTCAAAACCCTTTTCCATCTGAAAATGAAGCCCCGTAGGTACTAAAAAACGCTTAAAAGGTAATAGTGTAATTGGTTCTTCGAGGTTTGCTCTTAAATCAAATCCACTATCACCTTCGTTAGCAAATGTAGGGTCAGGGTTTTTAGAATTATTTACAAATTTAAGTGTGAGTTTATTAAATTCTGTTTGTTGCTCATTGAGGATTAAATTACTTATTCCAGCCAATGTTTCATCAATGTCTTTAAAATAGTCCTCACCAACGTTTTCATCGCTTTGAAGCGTTTCTTCGTATTCTTGAAGTTTCTCGATAAATTTTTCTAAATCGTCCCTATCCATAATTTTTACTTTTTATAATATTCTGGTGTATTTTTTTCATCGATTACACATTCGATTGGCATTTTAGCGACGCTTAAACTTTCGCTACCTCTAATATCGCCAGCGCGATAATTCGCAGCAACAATAGTTGCTTCTTCCACTGATTCGGCTTGTAACACGTATTTTACTTTTTTAACACGTGGGTTACCTTCTCTGTCCATTTGTTCGGTTTCATAACCGATAGTTACTAAGTAGTACATAATTGTTTGTTTTATTTAATTGATTTAAGAAATTGAACTCTATCTTGGCAAACTTTTTTTAACGAATATTTGTCTTTAACGGTTTCATATAAACGATTACCTAAATCTTCAATCATATTTGGATTGTCAATTAATCGTTTCATATGTTGCGCCCATTGTTTGTGGTTTTTGTTTTGCGAAACTAATAACGCATTACCGTCAGTAAATTCCCCATTACTTACCGCTGATTTTAAATCAAGCGAATATGGATTAGTTTCACTAGCAATTACCGCTTTTTTATGGAATCCCGCCTCAATAACTTTGAGTTGTGATTTACACCCATTAAAAAATGAATCTACCAATGGAGTCAAAGATACATCAAAATTGTTGTAATTAGATGCGTAAGTGCTAATATTTTTTGTCCATCTTCTTCTATATGGTTGATTTACATCATCGTAATCACCTTCCTTATATTGTAAAAGATACTTTATGTATTCTGGATCTAAAGTTTTATATTTATCTGTGAAAATATCTTCATATACTTTCCAAACAGTTTCTTCTGGTTTAATGTCCCTAACCCTTTTTTGACCAGTATTCTTATCAATTTCAGTTACACTTCCTCTAGTATCAAAACCACACAGAACAAATTGAACCTTACCCTTATGTGAATTATGAATACTTGATATATTACCACGCATCAATTCTAAATCATGCAAATGTGAGGACCCACCAAGCCATCCAAAACGGATTAATTCAGATTTAGTTGATTTTGGTTGGAATTGAGGTTCTGTATCATCAACGGCGTTTGGAAAAATGTGGATGTTTTTTAATCCTAACCTTTCTTTAATCACCTGAGCAAATAAAGGAGTTGTTGTTGTAACATAATCCGCCGCTTTTAATAATTGAACTTTTTTTTCTGGTAATTTAGTTGAAACAATTTGATGATATGCTGGATGTCTTTGGTCTACTAACCAATAGTCATCAATATCGACAATGACCTTAATACCTTTAGCTTTTAACCAAGCGATTCTTTCTAAATTTCTTTCGTAAGTGCTTTTGTGGATAAAACTATGTAAAACAACTATATCATAGTTCTCAAATATTTTATCATCATCTGCTACGTCCATGACAATATCGACATGGAATTCTTCGCCGTAATTGGAACCAATGAATCTGTACGGGTCTAGTACCCTGTACTTACCTACGCCATGGGCGTCTGAAGGAATTGCTAATACTCTTATTTTAGACATTTTATATTACTTGTATGTCTATGATAAGAAATTAAAATAAAAAAGGAAAGTTATTTTGCTTTATTTACCCCTGTGATTTTACCTTTAAAAATTGAATCACCAACCTTTAATACTAAGTTTTCGTTAATAGTACTAGTTTGATGTGCAGCTAATAATTGGTTTAACTTTTCGTCCATAACCTTTCTAACTGTATTTTCAATTAATGTAGCAATTGAATTTATATCAACATTTGAAGTTGATGCTTGGGGTTGTCTTTGACCTGTAGGTTTAGATGAAATAACACCTTCTTCTCTCATTAGGTTTTTCGCTTTGTTTACGAAATCCATATCCAAAGTTTCTGAAAGTGAAATTTGTGGTATTGGGTTCTCAATCATAGCTTTTTTTATATTATCAGGTAATTTCGACTTATTAATTAAATCGGGATCATTTGATGGATTCGCTCTTCTAGTCGGCGCTGGTGTATCCATTGACTGTACGTCTTCTGGTGATGATCTTAATATATTTTCATTGATGTGACCTCTTTCAAAGTTACCACCATCAACCTTATTCATTACTTTTTTTGCATTAACTAATTTTTGCATTAAGTCGTTTGATGTAATTGCTCCGTTTCCCATAATGTTATAAATATATTTTATTATTTAATTAAAATAAAGTTAAAGATACTCCATTTTATTAAATAGTTTTTTTATTCTACCTAAAACACCTTCATTTAAATCCTCATTATCTTCTGGGGCTTCTTCTGGTTTATTGGTTTTAGGTATTTCTGGTAGTTTTGGTTTTTCTTGTGTTTCTGGCTGCTCTGGCTCGGGTTCTACCTTTTTACTTTGTACTGGTTTTTTAGGTGGTTTACCAATAGCCGTTGGTAATATGATTTCTGGCTCAGGTTTTTTATTTGCATTCTTTCTCATAAACTCTTTAGCTTTTGCGGTTTCTTTATCAACAATTGCTTTTGATATGTCATCTACTAAAGAATCGATACTTTTTGTAACTTCTTTTTTCTTATCGGTTAAATCTTTTAAAATATTAAGGTATTTTTCTTCATCTGGAGTACCGGTACCTTTCACTTTTTTATATTCATTATTATTTAACACCATATCGTTTTGGATATTTGCCAGATCATCCTGAAGTGTTCCTATTTCTTTGTCGAAATTTCTTGTTTGTTTTGTAACTGTAACGGTTTTTGTTGGTTTCTTTTCTTTATCAACCTTTTGTAACGGCTCTATGTTAATTTTAGTTTTAGGTCTATTCAATTTTTGACTAAAATCAGTTGTAACATAAGTAATACTCATTAAAGCGTCATCACCACCGCCATTATAGAGTGGTCTAGGTTCATCAAAAAACTCGTTAGTTTGAATTTGAACAGATGACATTCTAGCTAACATAAACGTTCTCCATCTATGATTTGGTGTTCCGTCCGGATTTTTAAATCCTTTTTTAGAAACTGATGGAGGATTGATATATGCACGTAAAACTAGATTACCTTTTTTATTTAACCCTAAAGCAACGGCTTCAGCTTTTACGCGATATCCAGCTTTAACACTATTTTTTTTAGGTTTTCTAGGTCCACTATAATAAAATGTGATTGGATTTCTTGTGATAATAGCTTTTACAATCGGTCTAGTTTTAGTCGTTTTAAGAATTGAACTGTTTTCATAACCCTGTTTAACTTGCTCTTCTATTATCTCTGAAAAATATTCTTCAAGTGTCATATTAAAAATCTGGGTATCTTTTAGTTTCTCCGTAAGCATTTCTAGCGATACCACTAGTTCTTTCCTTGATATCTGTTAATGAACCTACACGACCATTATTTTCACCCTTACCAAATTCATCACCATCAGAAATAGCATCGGGATTTGTACTATTATATTGGTTTTGATTACCGTATCGATTTTTACCGGTTAACGTTTTTCTTTCGTTGATATCGGTTGACGAACCAACTTTACCATCAAACTCACCTTTACCTTTTTCATCACCATCAGATAACGCATTTCTGTTTACTGTGCTATAAAATCGATTTTCATTATAACCATTTTTAGCTAATAGTTTTTCTCTTTCATTGATATCTGTTAAAGTACCGACACTACCATTGCTACCAATTTGACCTTTACCTTTTTCATCACCATCAGATAAAGCATTAATATTTCCAGAGTTATACGCGTTACTTTCGTTATATGAGTTTTTACCCACTAATTGTTTTCTTTCTATAATGTCTTTTGAACTACCGATTTCATTTTTACCTTTTTCGTCACCATCTGAAACAGCATTTGGATGTTCCCT